GCGCATGTTGCGCGATGTCGACGTAGGTTGGGAGAGGTCAGAGCCCAGTAGCAAAGTCAAATACCTATTTCCAATGTCTCGGCTATGATACTCACATGAAGATATCTTCGAGGACGACGGGACCCTGCGAGGTTCCGTCTGACTAATTAATCTACATGAATATTTAAAATGAATTATAAATTCATTTAAGAAAGAATATTAACTTAAACGAAGTGTATAGTTTGAGCGATAGCGAAAACTTATATCTACGAAGTAGATATACTAAATACTTACATGAAACTTACTGATATACTTAATGAATCACAACTTGATGAGTTTATTCCTTTAACTAAACAAGGAAGAATGATTAAGCGAGCTGAAAAAGCTGGTAAAAAAGATGCTAAAGCTACTTTGGATAAAATGATTCAGAACTTTGCTGCTCATCTTGGTACGCAAGGACTTAAATTTAAGACAGCATCTACTGATGATGTAATTGATTATCTTAAATCGAGAAAAATTGACGTAAGTGATATTGATACTAATGCTCCTATGACTCCTGCACGTATAAAAAAGATATTTCAGGTCAAGGTTAAAGCAGCAATTGGTAAATCAGTACCTAAAAGCAAACAACCCCCATCACCTAAACTTACATCAGTACAAAAAGCTGCTATGGCATTGTCTGACAAAGAAAAACTAGCTCTTGCTAAACAATTATCAAAAGGTTTAAAAACAGGAACTGGTGAGAAAATTGTAAATCCAGACAAAGTTAGTGTTAGCCGTGATAAAAGTGGACGTTTTGGTAAACTAGGGTAATTAAAAGAACGGTAATCCGCTTTCTTTAGTAGTTTTCATATTTTCTTTGACTATTTCACTTATCATTTTACGATCTTGATAGCCCATAGCAAATCCTTCGTCTAAACCTACACTACCACGCATATACCAAATAAGTTTTAGTATTTCGTTTCGTAATTCTAAACCTTGACTTTCGATTTCTTTAGAATATTCTAAAAGGTCAGCCAGGGGCATTGGTAAAATCTTTATACGAAAAAATTTGATTGATCAAATGCAATTGGAACTTCAAACTGTTCCGGTGCTCCTTGTGCTTTTTCGTCGTCACTGGGTGTAATCTTCATAGGTTCGATGGAAAACTTTTCTTTTTGTGTATCAAAATGTGTTTTAAGTGCATTAAAAACATCTTTATCTGCATTTAATACAAATTCTCGTATATGATCAGCGTTTGTTACAGTAACTTCGTCTGTTGTTATGCTAGTAACGGATTGTGCCATCATATCAATTGTTAAACTAGTTAATTTTTTAAAACTAGTTGTAAATTTAGCAAGTTTATCTTCATCTGACATTTCGTCATCGTTAACAACAGCAAATATTCTTTGTTCTTCGAATGTTTTCAAACTACTTTTAGTAAATTCTTGGTATGTTAGCGGTCTAACAGTACATTTCATACCTTGTACTATGCATTCGCTATCAAACGATACACTAACTAACTTGTTTAGTAGTATTCTTAGGTCAACTGCATAATCTTTTGTTATTTCAGTGTTTGGAATGTCTACTGGAAAGTCAAGTTGCTCTCCATATGTAGCAATACGAATAGCAATTAGTATTGCATCAAGATCAATACTAGGCATATGCCATGGATTTTCAATACAAGGTATACAACTTTTAATTACATCAACTGTTGCTTGACCGTTTAGCAGTGCATCCGGAGTTTTCATAGTAAGTTCGTCTGCCGCAGTCATTGAATATACAGGTATTTCACCTGACTCTGGCATATTTAAACTACCTTCGGGATAAAAATTACCTTTACTAGGTAATGTAATGTATACTTTTGGTTGCCTAAAGTGTTTTTTTAACGGATTAGGTGCTTCAGGCGGTATAAAAGTCGAGGGATCGAACTCAGGCATGGTTTACTCCAGATAAATACTTTGTAAAGTATATATCTATATTTATTAAGTGCGCAGTTTATAGGAATTAGGGTTGGCAGAAGAAGTAGAAATTACCAATTATGGTAAAGACGGTGTTGCAAGTGAGGAAACTCTGGCAGCACTTCTAAAAACTATGGAACGTCTTGCAAAATCTAAAGGATTTGATCCTAAAGAAGTTAACAAGAAGACAAAACAGCTTTCAACATCTATGCAAGGCGGTATAGAAGTTGTAGACGAAAACAGAAAAGCTCTTGATAAACATACTGATGCTGTAAAATCAAATACTTCTAAATTTGGAACTGCATTATCTCTTGCTGGTGCTGGAATAGGTATGGTTACAAATCGAGTTACAGCACTATCAGAACAATTATTGTTTACAGGAAGTACTCTTACTGATTTTGCAAGCGAAATACCATTTATTGGAACATTATTAGCGCCATTGACTGGAGTAATTGATAACACTGTAGATACATATAGAGAATTTAGTACAATCGGTGGAACTGCTGGTAAAAGTTTATATGATTTTAGTAAAATGGCTGCTGAAGCAAATATGCCTATGAATGATTTCAGACAACTAGTGATGGAAAATTCGCAAAGTATGAAACTATTTGGATCTACAACTACAGAAGGTATGAGAAATCTTTCTGCATTATCTAAAGAGTTTAGAAAAGGCCCAGGAGAAGCACTTTTTCAGTTAGGTTTTACAAGCACAGAATTAAATGAAACACTTGTTGATCTAGCTGAATTGAATAGTAACATATTTACTATGGGCAGAATACGAGATAAAATTACAGCAAAGTCAGCAGCTGATTTATCTAATACATTATTTGACCTATCAGCTATTACTGGCAAACGTAGAGATCAGCTTAAAGATGAAATGAAGCAAGCAGCAAGTGATTACCGTGCAAGAGTTGCAATGGCATCTATGAGTGAAGATGAACAAAAGAGGTTTAATGCAAACTTAACTATCGGCGGCGCCACAATGAAAGACGCATTACTTGATATGGCTGACGGTATACCTCAAAGTGATCTAGCACAACGATTAACTGCAATGAGTAGTGTATTTAGAGAAAAATCGCGAGATATCGAAAATATGGATCCTCGTGAGATGAATAACTTTATTGTTGATGTTAGAACACAATTAGAAGCATTCGCCGCAGCTAATGGAACTACTATCCAAGCTCTTGCTGAAGGCGATGCTGGCATTCGAGGTATGTTAGAATTTACAAACGAATCAAAAGATTTAAATAAATTATCGAAAGAAGAATATGCAGCGCAATTAAAAGAAAAAGCAGCAATGCAATCTAGAGAAGATTCGATACTTAAATTTCAAGAAGCACTTAACACATTAAGAACTAAGTTAATGGATGCATTGATTGATTCTAAAATCTTAGAAACTGTACAAAAAACTTTTGAAACAATTGGTGATTTCTTTGGTCCAGAGTCAACAATATTTACAAATCTTTTCACTGGATTAGATCAATTAACTCCGTCAGTAACACAAACAATGGAAAGCTTTCAAGAATTTCTTAAAGCATTTGCAGAAGATCCAAAACAAGCAATTAACGATGCATTGTCAGGAATAGGCAAAAGCCTAGGAGATACAATAAAAGATATCTTCTTAGGATCAATGACTGACGTTGATCCTAGAGATCTTGAAGTTGATATGCAAAGGCAAGGCGGCCTTTTAGATGGTATGATGAAATCGCTTGCACCGTTGGGTTCAACAATAATGACATCAATTACTGAGGGCATATCATCTATATGGGGTCAAATGACCTTTATAGAAAAAGTTGGAGTAGCAGCAGCAGGATTATTTATTGCAGGCGGAGTTATAGCAGCACCTTTAGTTTCAGGCATTGCAAGTTTGTTTCTTCTAAAAAGTGTAACAGGAGCAATGACTAAAGGTGCTAAGGGATTATGGGAAGGACTGAAACCTCCAAAGCCTATTAACCCAAATCAAATGTTAGATAAAAATGGTAATCCGTTGAAGGGTACTGCAGAACAAGCTCGTAAAAACAAGTTAGAAAGAGAAACCCTAAACAATAAACCCAAGGGCGGCGGTGGCAAAGGCGCAGGTATCCTTTCGTTGTTATTCTTAGGTGCGGATTTATTAGATATTTTAAGTAATGAAGATCTAACAGAAAGAGATAAAAAAGTTGAAACTGCTGGTGCAGTTAGTGGTACAGCAGGCGCATACGGCGGCGCTACAGCAGGCGCCGCTGCCGGTGCTTGGTTGGGCGCATTTTTAGCACCATTTACTCTTGGAGCTTCAATACCGATTGGTGCTGGCTTAGGAATGATCGGCGGTAGTATGCTAGGATATAAAACAGGCGAGTATGTAGGAGAAGCAGGTGCTAATGCAATCTTAGCTGATGAAAATCAAGCACAACCGATCCCTGAACCAGTTAAACCTATAGAACCATTGCGTGAAGAATTTGATAGCTGGTGGCAAAAAGAACGCAAAGAAGAACAAAATTACAAAGAAGCTATGAAAGAATATAAAAAACAACTAGCTGATTATATTGAAAAGACTGAAGAGCAAAAACAAACTGTTGATAATTTACAAATGAAAAATTTACAAGATATGGAAGCGTTCAGGACTGAATCTGAAAAAGCTAATCAAAACTTAAATACAGTGTTGGAAAGCTTTCTTAATACTGCTGAAAATCAAGAAAAATATTCTAAGCAGATAGCAAAAAATACAGGAGGCCTACCGTCAGATGTATCGGCTAATCCTACAAGCACAAGTAGAGGCCGAAACGCCGGAAGGTCAGGAAGATAAATGAGTTGGAAAAAATACTTTACACCTGTTGCTACTAGCAACAATCCAAGCGGAAGTTATTCTCCCTTTTCTACTACTGGCGGCAGTAATAGTATGCCTGGTCCTGCTAGATCAAACTATTCAAGTTATTTGCCTGATGTATATGTTGGTACACCTAATCGTGTTGAACGTTACGGTCAGTACAACACAATGGATCAAGATTCAGAAGTTAATGCTGCACTAGATATTCTTGCAGAATTTTGTACACAACTTAACGAACAAAACAATACGCATTTTAAAATTGACTTTAAACAAAGAGCAACTAACTCAGAAGTAACAATTATATCACAGTATCTACAACAGTGGAGTAAAATACAAAACTTTGAAACACGTATGTTTAGATTATTTAGAAATGCATTTAAGTATGGCGATCAATTCTTTGTGCGTGATCCGGAAACACAAAAGTGGTTTCATGTTGATCCGGGTAATGTAACTAAAATTATTGTAAATGAAAGCGAAGGCAAGGCTCCGGAGCAGTATGTAATCAAAGATTTTAATGTAAATTTTAAAGATATGGTTGCAACAACACCGTTTGATACAACAGGTACTGGACCAACAGGCGCAGGTTATCCTGGTGCAGGTACAACTAATATGACAGGCAAGGGTCCTGTACCTAATGGCAATCGTTGGCAAAATGAAGAAAACGAAATTTGTATCGATGCAAAGCATATGGTACATCTAAGTTTGTCAGAGGGTTTAGATAAAAACTATCCATTTGGTAATTCGTTATTAGAAACTGTATTCAAAGTATACAAACAAAAAGAATTATTAGAAGACGCAATTATTATTTACAGAGTACAACGTGCACCAGAGCGCAGAGTATTTTATGTAGATGTGGGCAACATGCCAAGTCACTTGGCAATGCAATTTGTTGAAAGAGTAAAGACAGAAATACATCAAAGACGTATTCCATCACAAACGGGTGGAGGGCAAAATGTTATAGACAGTAGTTATAACCCGTTGTCAATAAACGAAGATTATTTCTTTCCACAAACAGCAGAGGGGAGAGGATCTAAAGTTGAAACACTTCCGGGCGGAACTAACCTAGGAGAAATTGATGACCTTAGATACTTTACTAATAAGTTGGTACGCGGATTACGTATCCCAAGTTCGTACTTACCAACTGGAGCTGATGACGCATCAAGTCAATACAATGATGGCCGTGTCGGAACTGCTTACATACAAGAACTTCGTTTTAACACCTATTGTGAACGTTTGCAAGGTTTAATTGCAGAAGAGTTTGATCAAGAGTTTAAGCGTTATATGCTTGACAAAGGTGTAAACATTGATACTGCTATGTTTAGTTTAAAGTTCCAGCCACCACAAAACTTTGCAAGTTATAGACAAAGTGAAATTGATAATGCAAGAGTTCCTACATATACACAGATGGCTGCACTACCGTATATCTCTAACAGATTTGCTCTAAAAAGATTCTTAGGCATGACTGACGAAGAGATTGCAGAAAACGAACGTCTATGGCGTGAAGAAAATGAAGAAGACCTAGAGCCGATGCTAGATGATGCAAGCGCTGAGATGCGTGGAGCAGGTATTAGCGGAGCCGGCATAGGTGACGATTTAGACGGAATAGAAGATACAGCTGATGACGGAGAAGATCCAATACAGGGATCCGAAGGTGAAGGACCAGAAACAACTACTGGACAAGATCTTGGCGGTAGTCCTGCGTCAAATACAGACCAAACGATATAAATACTAACATGATACTACGAGAACTATTTTACTTTGATAAAGAAACAATCGAACCTGTTGAAAATGACAGGTACGAGCCAGAGCACGATACCTCTCCAGTAAACTATGATGACACACGTAAAACTAGACTTACTCTGCGTCAGATAAACCGTATTAGAAAAGCAGCTGATTTACATAAAGAAGAAAAAGTAAAAGATCTTCATTTTGTTAGACAGATGTACGGTGTATCTGCAAATGCAGAGGCAGCTATGTAGTGGCAAAGATAGACAAGAGTCAATATACTAAATCAGAATGGCAACAAATTAAACAAGCAAGACGCTTGGCTAAAAAAGCTGCTAGACATCAAAAAGAATTTAATCAAACTATTATTCGTAAACCAATTGAACCTAAGGTCAACGGATCGACTGCATTTGTTGTAGGCAACGGCACAAGTAGGTTTCCAATACAATTAGAAAAATTAAAAAGTATAGGAAAGATATACGGGTGTAATGCATTGTATAGAGAATTTACACCTGATTATTTAATTGCTGTTGACACTAGGATGGTAATAGAAATATCCAAGCAAGGTTATCAGTTACAACATCCAGTTTACACAAATCCAAATAGAAGTTATCAAAAGATAGAAGGTTTAAATTTATTTAATCCGTCTAAAGGATGGTCAAGTGGACCAACAGCAATGTGGTTAGCTAGCCAACACACATATGATACAATATACATTTTAGGTTTTGATTATAAAGGTCTTGACAAAGGACGTATGGTTAATAATATGTATGCTGATACTTTAAATTATAAGAAGACAAGCGACCGTGCAACATTTTATGGTAATTGGTTAAAGCAAACTACAATTACATTAAATGAATATCCTAAAATTAATTACATTAGAGTAATCGATCGAGACGGATTTATTCCAAAAGAATTGGTAAATATCAAGAACATGAAGCATATATACGTTGACGAATTTATGCAAATACACAATTTAACGTAGTATTTAATGGTGTTACGGGCATCAAATCGTGCCGTTTCACACCATTTTCGTGCAAATAGAGTAAATAATATTGACAGCCCATACCGTGTAAGCGGTATTTATTTTTTAACAGGAGAGAACAATGGCAGATCGTAGCAAGTTTGAAGCAATGCTTGAGCTTCTTGTCAACGAAGACAAAGAAGGTGCAGAAGCATTATTCCACGAGATTGTGGTAGAAAAATCAAGAGATATTTATGAATCACTACTAGAAGATGAAGAAGTAGACGAGTCAGATGACGAAGTTGAAGAAGCATCAGACGAAGAAGTAGATGAATCAGATGAAGACCTAGACGAAGCAGACGAAGAAGTAGAAGAGTCTGATGATGATCTAGAAGAAGGTTTTGACCTAGACGAGTTTGAAGTAGAAGCTGACCCAATGATGGGTAATGATCCAGCAGATGATATGATGGGTGACATGGAGCCAGACATGGGCGGCGATGACGACATGGACATGGACGGCGAAGGTGACGTAGAAGATCGTGTAGAAGATCTAGAAGACGCACTAGAAGACCTTAAAGCAGAATTTGAAAAAATGATGGCTGGTGATGACGAAGGCGACATGGACGACGAAGGTGACGACGATATGGACATGGATATGGACATGGATGACGAAGAACCAGAAGAAGAAGCGTTTACATATGAATCAGCAGACGAAGAAGTTGAAGAAGCATCAGACGAAGAAGTTGAAGAGTCAGATGAAGATCTTGAAGAAGGCAAAATGAAAGATTCACTAATTGGTGATTCAGAAAAAATGTCAAAAGCAGAATTTGCTAAAAAACACGGCAAAGAAGCAGCTGACGAGCATTATGAATCAGCAAAAACTGCAGGCGAGCAAATGCGCGAGTATGTAGAAAAAGTTGCACCAGCAAAGCACGGTGACAACGGTGTAAACACAAAATCATCTGTAGCAGGTAAAAACGATATGGGCGGAACAACTGCAAATATCCTACGTGCAGATACAGAAGAAAGCGGTGAAGCAGGAGCAGGTACAACTATTAAAGGTAACCCAGTTCAG